AAGAATTGTGGCTATTACTTCATCATCGTTGATGATTCGTACCTCTGCACCATCCTCAAGTTTAAATCTCGAACCAGAGTAGCGTCCGATTAAAACCCACTGCTTTTCTTCGCACCAGGGTGTATCTCCATATCTAGACTTATCGTTATAACATAGTGGTCCTTTTTTAACCACATAAGCTACAACGGTTGCTAGAGCCTCACGATCTGTTGTTTGTTTTGTTAAGACTATGCCGCCTTCTGTTTTAGCTTTACCTGCATAAGGTAAAACCAACATTCTCCAACCCGTAGGTTGTGGCATCCTATTTAATAATGATTCATCTAATTTTTCTGGATCTAGCACTAATGTGCCTGGATCAACATAAGCCTCAGCTATTTTTTTGTTTATTTCGCTGTTTTCTGCCGCTGTTGTCATATATCTTTTCCCATGTCACTTATTGCATTTGCAATATAGTATAAAGCAGAAAGCTCTCCTTGCAAATATTTATAATGTTCAATATCTTTTAAACCACCAGACATCATTGTTTCTTGTATCTGCTCTTCTCTAGCAGATATGGTTCTCTTAATTTTATCGATTACTTGTATGTCGTCCATAAATTAAGATTTTTTTGGCCTGCCTTTCTTTTTTGCCGCTGGTTTCTTTGTTGTTGTTTTTTTAGTTGTTGCCTTTTTAACAGGTTTTTTTTCTTCAACTATCTCACCATTTATTATAGCCATTTTCTTTTCAATCCTAGCCATGTTTTCTTGATGAGCTTTATCTGCCGCTTGCTGTTGTTGTTTAAGTTCTACAGCTTCTTGCTCTCTAAGAATTTTCTTTTCGGCTTTTAGCTTTTTAACAGCTTCAATTTTATAAGATGTGGTCATTTTATTCCCCTTATTTTATTTTCTAATTCTAACAGTTTTAGATCAGCATTTTGTTTTAATCTATTAACTGCTACCCCAAGTTTATCATCTGCAATCTGTTTTTGCGTGTTAATTCTTTGTTGTTGTATTTCGGTATCCATCATTTTTTCTTGTTGTCTCTGACTCTGTTTTGCAACAAATTGATCGGATTCCATATTTAATTCTTTATCTCGCAAGTCTAATTCACGTTTTCTTATATCTACTAATGGATCATCGCTACCACCCATACCAATAGATTGTAAGAACTCACTAGCAAGCTGTGCCATAATTTGTGAGCTAAATTGTTCTACAATCATTTGTATTTGCTGTTGTATTGCTGTGGCCTCTTGTGGTGATACTTGTTGTATTTGTGATTGTATTTGTTGGATTTGTTGTTGCATTTCTGGTGGCATTTGTTCTTGTGCTAGTTGAGCTGCAAGGAACTGCAAGTGTTGCATACAGTGACTTATTATTAATGCTTGCACTTGTGGACTTTGTTTTACTATATCAGTTAAAAACAAACTTTTGTGCGCTTCTAAATGCGCTTCATGGTTTTGTTCTGGAAATGCTTGAGCTGGTTGACCTAGTAATAAACCAGCGTTTTCTTGTCCAGCATCCACTGGTTTTGGTGTCATATCTGGTGGTGGTTGCAGTAAAGCATCTACGTTGTCCACGCCTAGAGCAGCATACATTCTTTTATAAGCCTCATATATTCCCATAGGACCATGTATCTCTGGGTTTGATTGCACCATTTGTAATAGTTCTTGTGCCAAAGTGACTCTTTGACTCTGTGAAAATATGTTTGGATCAGATACAGGTATAATGTCAACACGATCATCAAAATCTATTTGTTTAACTTCTTGTGCGCCAGAACCTACTTGGTAGTTATATACAGGTGGCAAGTATTCACCAAATACTTTTGCTAATAAACCAAATTCTATTCGTTGTGCATAGTGTAATCTTTTGTGTATTGCACTCATAACTTTAGTGCCACGTTCTAATAACGCAACAGTAGTACCAACAGGCATTGCTTGGTTCATATCACCAACATTCATATCTGCTATGGCGGCGAACCGTTTACCAGAATCGACCAAGATCCCTAGGAGTTGCATAAGGACGTTGCTTGGCTCTTTAATTGGAAGAGGTATTAAATTTTCTCGTAAGGATCCGCCTGTTGTATCAATATCTCTAAATTCACCAGGTTGTAATGGGTCGTCCTCGTCTCTGATACGCATACCTCTAGCTTTAAAACCAGCTGGTAAGTTAGCTAGTGTGCCTGCATCTATCAGTTGTCTTAGTATTGACGTGCTTGCTTTAGATAAGCCACCAATCATGTGTGAGAGTCCTAATCCGTAAAAACCAAGTCCAGGTAAGAATTTATATTGCACAAAGTAATTGATTTTGTTTTTAAGTAAATCGTTTTGTTTATAGTTTCTGCGTATTGATAATATCTTTTGTGAGTCTTCTTCTATGGTCACGATATAAGGTAATTTAAGTCCTGTTGGCATATTTTGTTGGTCTAAGTCCTCAAAACCTTCTATGTCTAACACCGTATGCACTTCATATACGGTTCTATTTCTATTTTCTTTATAGCTTGGTGATATGCCTTGTATATCATCTATGGCCTCTGATATTTCATCCATATCCTCACTATAAGAGCCAGAACCAATATCTACGTTTGCATAAAAACCTGTGACCTGTTGTTTTTTAATCTCGTTTGCAGACATGCTTATTGAGTGTGTAATTCTTTCAGCTGAACTTATATCAGCAGCCTCATAAGGCACGATTAAATCTTCTGGTGCCACAAACTTAGCTACTGCTCTATTTAAAACAAAATCAAAGTAAACTTTTTTGAAACAAGAACCAGCTAGAGGTAGATAAAATAACATTTGGTCTAACTCAGGGTCATACTCATCCATTTCGTTCATAATGTAATAGTTCATAAACTCTTGAACTCTCTCAGCTTGATTCTCTGTGTCTATAGTTCTTGCACCTACTATTTCTGTTTTGACAGGTCCTTTTGCAGGTAACATTTCTTTGTAGGCTTGTGCTTGAAATTGTGTGACAGCTTCGGCTAATATTGGGTGAACTACACCAGATGATCCCTCAAAAGGTTGTGATCTTGTTTCATCAAATTTCATACCAAGATATTTAAGGCCATCGGTATAAGTCTTCTCCCACTCAGAACGTGACTGTTTATCAGTTTCTATAGAATCTAATAAATCATTAGATATTTTTTCAAGTGTATTTTCGTCTATAAAATCAACAAGGTTTGCATCAAAGCTCATTTGTGGTTGTGCTGGAGTTTGTATTTCTTCGTCTAAAAGAACTTGCTCATCATTAACCAATATTTGTGCTGCGGCTTGTATTTGTTCGTCTCTAGTTGTGTCTGGCACAATATTGACTGCTGAACCTTGCACTTTAACATCTGGGTTATCGTTCGTTCCTAAATTATCTATAGCCATATTAATGTATTACCCTATTTCGTGGATCTTGTACAATATCAATCTCTGTGCCTATCATATCCTCTAATTCACAATCAAGCAAAAGACCATGGTATTCTGCGATTAGTTTAGCAGACTCAAAACTTGGTGCACAAATCAACGGACCCATGTATTCAATACCATCCCAAATGAATGTTGTTGCATAAGTTTTTAATAATAAACTGTTCTGTTCTTCCTTAATAATTTCACCTCATCTTGATAGTCTTCATATAAAGATATAAAACCGCCTTGTCTAAAACGCATAAGTGCCATGGTAGCGCTGTCGCAATAATCATCGTAATCGCCAAAAGGAAAAGATGCCATTTCTTCTATAACCTCTTCTGCAAAATCATCCTCTGGTGCCCATACCATACCAGACTCAAATATAGGAGCCACACTATTCATACGCGCTACTTTGTCTTGTCCTCTACTTGGTGTGTATGATGTAACAGGAATACCCATACGCCTTAACTCATGTGTAAGTGGAGTTCCAGAAGCCTTAGCCTCAATCAATACACAATCTGGTTCCCAATACTTATATTCATCTAGCGCCATTTTTTTAAGTTCTGGAAAGTCACAACGCACTCTTTTAGCATCTAATAATATTATTTCGTCACTGCTTTCATCGCCACGATTAAAGATTGCCCATGTAGTAATAGCAGAATAGTCAGCAGTTTCTTTTTTAGAAAAAGCTGTATCGTAACTTTGTATTACATAACTATAAGCTGGCACATCTTCATCCTCCCACCGATTCCACCATTCTCTTTTTACAATAGAACCTTCCTCAGCCGTCGGGTTTTGCATCCACTGGCTATTCCATTTAGATATAGGTAAAGATGCTTTTACGCCTAGAAGCTCGTCCTTTTTCCAAAACTCTGGCCATAAAGGTTTTTCACTATCTGGCATAATTGCAGGAAACTCAACTACTTCCCACTGGTCTGCATTTTCATCGCCTTGTTTATTTAAAACTTTACCAACCAAGTCTTTTGTGCTCCACCTAGTCATTACTATCACAATTATTCCACCAGGTTGTAGACGCTGTCGTGGTCCAGAGGTATACCATTCATAAGCTGATTCTAAGGCTTTTGGTGACAATGCATCTTGTTCTGAGTGTGGATCATCAATTATTAATAAGTCAGCACCACGACCTGTTATAGCACCACCAACACCAGCTGCAAAGAACTCACCCTCTTGGTTACTTGTCCAGCGACCAGCTGATTTGTTGTCAGCTTGTAATTTTAAATCTGGGAATATGTGTTGATATTCGGTGCTGTCTATTATGTTTCTAACCTTACGTCCAAACCTAACAGCTAATTCAGCTGTGTGCGTTGTTTGTATTATCTTTAAATTACCACGTCTACCCATCATCCATGCAGGAAAAAAGGTTGATGCAAATTCAGACTTTGAGTGTCTAGGTGGCAAACAAACAATTAATCGTTTTAATTTGCCGTCTGCTATTTTGTTAAACTTATTAGCAATAATTTTGTGATGCCTTCCTTCAATAAAGTCAGGCCACATGTGTTTTATAAAAGATATGAAGTCACCTTGACAGCCGTCTTGAACTTCTAATTGATCGTATCTTTGAACTAATGCAACAGCCTCAGCCTTATCTTGTTCAGATAAAATATCAAAATCTTTGAATGAAACATCCTTCATAAGCGAGCTGAGAAACAAGGTAGCGACGATATATTATGTAACCCAGCTCTAAGCGTAAAACGCCTAGTCGTAGTATTACACACTGTCTTACTTAACGCCATTTGTCATACGTTAGTCCAGTCTTGACACTCAAAAAGCAAGGCTTCGCTTTTTCTTCTTTTGACTAATCCTTCATTTACTTTGCCATTCACTTTGTTCCACCGCTTAATTTGTTCTGGAACTTCATGGTATTTGCCTTCGTTTAAAACACGAAGTAACGTAGAATTTTTTAGATTGGTTGGTCCTAAATTAAAAACCCATGAAACCATAGCGTTCATTTCGTTCTGCTTAAGAGGCACAGTAACCATGTCGTTAATATATCCTTCGTATTCTTCTAGTTCATGTGCTAATAACTCTTCTGCTTCCTTCATGGTAATTGACATGTTATCTTGCACAGGACTACCATCAATTAATTTTAAAGACCCGTAGCCTATGGTTGGTTTATTAGCTGCACACCTGTATGAAACAGCGTTGCCGTCTGCATCCTTCGGACATCCCTCATAGTGTTTAATTAGTGTTATTCCTTCTTGTGAAATTTTCATATTATTCTCCCCATACTTTTGTTTTTGTCCCGCCGAAATAAGGAACGGCAAGATTTTCTTTTTCAAGCAATTCAGCAATATTTCCTTTAACGCAGAATATGTCACCTAAAACTCTTCCATATTTATCTGTTCCATAAGATTTTAATGTTATATCACCTACAAGCCATTCCTTCAATTTTTGTTTTGCAAGTAGACCTAACTCTTTTTCTTTTGTGCGTTCTGGGTATTTTTTTATATTGATGCGACTCTCTGGTGTATCGATACCATTTACACGAACAGATTTGTTATGTAATTGCACAGAAAATCCAAGATCTATAGTTTCTAAACGCACCGTGTCTCCGTCTATTACCTTTTTAAGTTTGCATTTATATACAAATGCATCTGGTGAATTACTCATCTTCTTGCTCCTGTTTTGTAGTTACCTTCCTATAATAAACAACAACATCTTTAAGTTCAGTAATGTAACGCTTTAGTTCTTGCATGTTATAAGCCATAACTTCGTAATCTGGCACAGTCATAGCTAAAAAGACAAGTTCGCCCTCTTGATCTTCTATTACTGCAAACTGCTCTTCATAATTTTCTGGTGTTATTGTCAGCCATCTTACTTCTTTGAGATCAATTTCTCTTGGCATAACTGGTTGCACTATGGTTCTATCCATAGGTTTAGCAGTTACTTGTATTTCTTTAGTCGGAAGTAGACTGCAACTGCAAGCCATCATCAAGATCGTCAACGTCACTGCTGATTTTCTCAATGTCTTCCATGATATGTTTTGTTCCATTATTTATTTTCCTCTGCATTTCTATAGGATCACCCATAATTTTTGCACTTAGTTCGTAGTTTCTAATAAACTCTGAATATCTATTTAGTTCTCTTTGTGCAGCTTGACTTTTAACAGTCATGTTTTGCAACTGTGTGGTTTGTAAAGCAAAATCACTTTGTAAAGACTCAATAGCCTCTTCTTGAGTAGCTATCGCTCCTTCTAAGGCCATGTTGTTGGCTTTCAATGTAGTATTTTCGTTGTATAACCAATAACTACCCAAGCCAAGTATCAAAATTATGCCTATTAATATCTGTTGCATTACAAATCCTCAATTATATAGTGTAAACCTGTAGCACTTCTAAATTCAACAAGTCGACCACTCTCGTCTTTAAACTTAAGGTGTTTTTCTTTTTGAACATATATTTTTTTGGATATGTAAATCTTATCGTCTGAGTCGCCATATTCTTTATTAAAGGATACGGTAATTTTATTTTTATGTATAAAGAGGCTTATAAACCAAAAAACAAAATCTTTAAATATCTTTAAGAAATTGTCCATATTTTTAATGCCTCTTTTTTACCTTTTACTTTAATTGGTTTTAGTGATTTTAATACAAATTTGCAATTTTTTGCAATATTTTCACCAATAAGTATATCAACACCGACTTCTTTAGTTGCTGACTCTAATCTAGCAGCTGTATTAACAGGATCACCAATAGCTGAATAATCAAACCTAGTGTCAGATCCCATATTACCTATACATGCGACACCAGCTTGAGTTCCAACGCCCACCGCTACTGGAACCGAAAGTGTTTTGTTAAGTTCAGCAATACCTTTTTGTATATCTATTGCAGCTTGAACAGCTTTGGTTTCGTGATCCTCTAAATCTAAGGGTGCTCCGAAAATAAACATGCCTGCGTCACCGATAAATTTATCGGTCATACCACCTAATTTTTGCACAGCATTTACTTGAACGGTTAAGGTTTTGTTCATAATATCAGTAACTTCTTCTGGAGGTAGTTTTTCAGAAAGCGCTGTAAATCCTCTTAAGTCTGTAAAAAGGAATGAACAATATTTTTTCTCTCCGCCTAATTTTAATAAACTAGGATCATCTTGTAGTTGTTTAACTTGACGAGGATCAAGATAGTGTTCAAATTGTTTTTTAATTTGTTGTCTTAATTTATATTGTTGTCTAAAGCGCATATAAAAAATAGCACTACCCTGCACAAACTCTGATATAAAAGTCCATGAAAAATCAACAAGATAACCGCTTTTTATAATATAAACACCGCTTATAAAGGTTGCGGCCATAAATAAGCCACCAAAAATTATAGATTGTGTCATACCAAGATAACCAAAGATAACAGAAACTATGATTAAACATATAACAAACATAATTAATTCAGCGGCTATTGCCCAATCTGGAACAAATGGTGAATCTTGTATTAGTATAGATTCAGCTAGAGCAGCTTGCACTTGATGTGGCGAAAGTAAGCCTACAGGTGTTGCTACTTGAGGAAAAACTCCAGGTGCATTAACAGAAACAAACACAAACTTATGTGCTACATTTAATTCTTGTAAGTCTGTTTGTGGTGTGTCTACCCAAGAAA